TTTAAAGGATTCGCAGAAGGCAGATCTAAGTAATGTACGAGCAAAGTTTAGTTAAAATAATAGAACCTATTAAACGCACGACTATTAGTCGGCTTAACAAATCTAAAAAATGGAAATATGGATACAATAAAGAAAACGATATCGTTATTATATCAAAAACTGGTAGAATTGGGAAGATACTTGAAATACAAGGGCTGCGCATTGCTTTGCCGATGGAACCAATGCACGTGCACTCCAATGCCAAAAACAAATGGCAAAAAATAAATTATCCAAAAGAATTAAGTAGATTAAAAAATATATTTGATTGGAGAAACCATCCAGAAGAACAAAAAGAACAATGGTTTGATTATATAGACGAAGAGTTTAGAAGAAGAGATGAAGGCTTTTGGTTTATAAACAATGGTAAACCAACTTACATAACAGGCGCTCATTATATGTATCTTCAATGGAGTAAAATAGACGTAGGTGCACCTGACTTTAGAGAAGCTAATAGATTATTTTATATATTTTGGGAAGCATGCAAAGCAGACAAAAGATGCTATGGTATGTGTTATCTTAAAAACCGTCGTTCTGGTTTTTCTTTTATGTCTTCAGCCGAAACAGTTAATTTAGCCACTATATCAAGTGATAGTAGATATGGGATACTTTCTAAAACTGGTGCTGATGCTAAAAAAATGTTTACAGATAAAGTAGTACCAATTAGTATTAACTATCCATTTTTCTTTAAACCTATACAAGATGGTATGGATAGGCCAAAATCAGAGTTAGCATATAGAGTTCCAGCTAGTAAGTTTACTAGAAAAAAGATTACTGCAAACGAACAACTTGAAGATATACAAGGATTAGATACGACTATTGACTGGAAAAATACTGGTGACAATAGTTATGACGGTGAAAAACTAGCTTTACTAGTACATGATGAAAGCGGTAAATGGGAAAGGCCAGATAATATATTAAACAATTGGAGAGTTACTAAAACATGTCTTAGATTAGGTAGTAGAATTATTGGCAAGTGCATGATGGGCTCAACTTCAAACGCTCTTGACAAAGGTGGAAATAACTTTAAAAAACTATACAATGCATCAGATGTCACTAAACGAAATAGAAATGGCCAAACAAAATCTGGTTTATATTCTCTTTTTATCCCAATGGAATGGAACTACGAAGGATTTATTGATGAGTATGGAGTTCCAGTATTCACTACTCCTGACAACGATGTGCTTGCCCCAGACGGTGAATTAATAGATATAGGCGTAATTGATCACTGGCAAAATGAAGCTGACGGTTTAAAAAACGATCAAGATGCTTTAAATGAATTTTACCGACAGTTTCCAAGAACAACTGAACACGCGTTTAGAGATGAAACAAAAAATAGTATATTTAACTTAATAAAAATATACGAGCAGATAGATTATAATGAAGAGATGGGTAGATCTCTTGGTGTTACAACTGGTAACTTTCAATGGGTTAATGGTATTAAAGATTCTCAAGTAATTTATTATCCAGATCCAAAAGGTAGATTTAAAATAAGTTGGGTACCGCCTCAACAATTACAAAATAGAGTGGTTATTAAAAACGGTATAAAATATCCTGGTAATGAACACATGGGAGCATTTGGTTGTGACTCTTATGATATATCAGGAACTGTAGATGGTGTAGGATCTAAAGGAGCATTACACGGCTTAACCAGGTTTAGTATGGAGGACGCTCCTGCGAATAGCTTCTTTTTAGAATACTTGTCAAGACCACCTACAGCTGAAATATTCTTTGAAGACGTATTGATGGCATTAGTGTTTTATGGTATGCCAATACTTGCAGAGAACAATAAACCTAGGCTTTTGTATTATTTAAGACGTAGAGGTTATAGAGGTTTTAGTATGAATAGACCTGATAAAGTTTGGAACAAATTATCTGTTGCGGAAAAAGAAGTTGGTGGTATACCAAACTCTAGCGAAGATATTAAACAAGCTCATGCCGCTGCTATTGAAATGTACATACAAGATCATGTAGGTATGAAGCAAGATGGTAGTTTTGGCGATTTATATTTTAACGAATTGTTAAATGATTGGAGCAAGTTTGATATAAACAAAAGAACTAAACATGATGCTTCTATAAGCTCTGGTTTAGCTATAATGGCTAATAATAGGCACCTATATGCTCCTAATGCTAAAATAGAAAAACAAAAATTAAATATACATATTTCTAAATATTCAAACAAAGGTAATATGTCTAAAATAATTAAAAAATAATATGAGTTACATAAACTTTCCAAGTCAAGTAGTTAGCGATGTAGAGAAAATAAGCTATGAGTATGGTTTGCAAATAGCCAAAGCTATTCAACATGAGTGGTTTGGCGACGAGACTAATATGCACAGTCATAATAGTAGATACAATAACATAAAAAATAATTTTCATAGTTTAAGACTTTACGCTAGAGGCGAACAGCCTATACAAAAGTACAAAGATGAGCTGTCTATAAATGGTGACTTAAGCTATTTAAATCTAGACTGGAAGCCAGTTCCAATTATACCTAAGTTTGTAGATATAGTTGTAAACGGTATGGCAGAAAGATTATTTGATATAAAAGCATATTCACAAGATCCGTATGGTGTTGCTAAAAGAACAGAATACATGGAGTCTGTTTTAAAAGATGTTAGAACTCAAGAGTTAAACATGTTGTCTAAACAAGCTTTTGGAATACCTTTAAATGAAAATCCTCAAGAAACTTTACCAGAGACAGAAGAAGAAGTAGCGCTACACATGCAGCTAACTTACAAGCAGGCTATTGAAATAGCAGAAGAGCAAGCTTTAAACGTTTTGTTAGAAGGTAACAAATATGAACTAACTAGAAAAAGAGTACTTAGAGATTTAACAGTTATAGGCATAGGCGCTACTAAAACAGATTTTAACACTTCAGAAGGAGCTACGGTAAGATATGTTGATCCAGCTAATCTAGTTTATTCTTATACAGATTCGCCGTACTTTGATGACATATACTACGTTGGTGAAGTTAAAGAAATACCTATTAATGAATTAGTAAAGCAATTTCCTCATTTAAAAAATGAAGATTTAAAAGAAATACAACAAAAAAGTAGTAACTATAACGGTTATAATAAAAGCTACAAAAAAAATAGACAAGACTATAATAAAGTTCAAGTTTTATATTTTGATTACAAAACTTATATGAACGAAGTATATAAAGTAAAAAAGACTGGAACTGGAGCTGATAAAATTATACCTAAAAATGATAGCTTTAATCCGCCAGAAAATTTAGAAGGTGGTTACAGTAAAATGATGAGACAAATAGAGTGTTTGTTTGAAGGAGCTTTAATATTAGGTACAGAAAAGCTTTTAAAATGGGAAAAATCTCAAAACATGATGAGATCAAAAAGTGATTTTACTAAAGTTAAAATGAACTATAGTATTGTTGCTCCTCGCATGTACGAAGGTCGTATTGAGTCTTTAGTTAGTAGATGTACTGGTTTTGCTGATATGATACAATTAACACATTTAAAGTTACAGCAAGTTATGGCACGTATGATACCTGATGGTGTTTATCTTGATGCTGATGGTCTTGCTGAAATAGATTTAGGTAATGGTACAAACTATAATCCACAAGAAGCTTTAAACATGTTTTTCCAAACTGGATCTGTGATAGGAAGGAGCTTTACGTCAGAAGGCGATATGAATCCAGGTAAAGTACCAATACAAGAAATAACTAGTGGCGCTGGAGGTAATAAAATGAATAGTTTAATACAAACATACAACTATTATTTACAAATGATAAGAGATGTGACTGGATTAAACGAGGCAGCAGACGGTTCTAAGCCAGATAAATACTCTTTAGTTGGCGTGCAAAAACTAGCCGCAGCAAATTCTAACACTGCTACAAGACATATAATGCAGTCAGGTTTATTTTTAACAGCAGAAATATGCGAAAAGCTTTCTCTTAGAATATCTGACATTGTAGAATATTCACCTACAAAAGACGCTTTTATACAGGCTATAGGCGCTCATAACGTTGCTACTTTAGAAGAAATATCTGAACTACATCTTTATGACTTTGGTATATTTATAGAGTTAGCTCCAGACGAAGAGCAAAAAATGCTACTTGAAAATAATATACAAGCTGCAATAGCTCAACAGTCTATAGATATAGAAGATGCTATAGATCTTAGAGAAATTAAAAATGTTAAACTTGCTAATCAACTTTTAAAAATAAGAAGAAAAAAGAAAATAGAGAGAGATCAAAGGATGCAGCAAGAAAATATAAGAGCTCAAAGTCAAGCTAACCAAGAAACTGCTGCTGCAGCTGCCGAAGCAGAAGTTAACAAAAGAAAACAACTAGTTCAAACCGAAATAGAACTTGAAAGAGTAAAGGCGCAATTAGAATCTCAAAAAATGAGAGAAGAGTTAGAAATGAAAAAACAACTAATTGAAGCTGAGTATGGTTTTAAAATAAAAATAGCTGAATCAGATAAAGGTAAATCTGATAGAAAAGAAGTTATGAAAGAAGATAGAAAAGATGAAAGAACTAGAATACAAGCTACACAACAATCAGAACTTATAGAGCAAAGAAACACAGGTGGAACACCTAAAAACTTTGAGCGAGCAAGTGATGATATATTAGGTGGTCTTGGAATTTAAAATTATTAATTATTATTATATTATATCATGGAAGAAAACAAAGAAAACGTAGTTGAAGAAACTACACAAGAAACAACTGAGCAAGTTGATATGAGTAAATTTGAGTCTGCTGACAATCCTAACATTATAAAAGTAGATTTAACTAAACCACCAACACCAAAAGAAAATGAAACTAAAGAAGATAACACTGACGACAGCGGAGTGGTTGCAGAGTCTGAAAATGCCGAGCCCGAAGAAAAACAAGAAGAAGTACAGCCGGAAAGCGAAACACAAGAAGCACCAGTATTAGAAGAGGTTACAGATAAAGAAGAGCAAGAAATAGTTGAACAAGTTGAAGAGGCTGTTGCTGAAGCTGAAGCTACTGGAAAACCATTACCAGAAAATATACAGAAGTTAGTAGACTTTATGGAAGAAACTGGTGGCGATCTAAGTGACTATGTAGCTTTAAATAGAGATTATAACGAGTTAGAAGATCAAGATTTACTGTATGAGTATTATAAATCAACTAAACCTCATTTAAATAATGAAGAAATTAATTTCCTTATGGAAGATCAGTTTTCTTATGATGAAGACAGAGACAATGAAAGGGAAATAAGAAGAAAAAAATTAGCGTTAAAAGAGCAAGTTGCCAGCGCTAAAAGCCACTTGGACAGGCAAAAGTCCAAATACTATGAAGAGATTAAAGCTGGTTCAAAGCTTACACCTGAACAACAAAAAGCTATGGATTTCTTTAATAGATACAACAAGGAAGAAGCAACACGTCAAAAAACATTAGAAGATAATACTTCTACTTTTATGAATAAAACTAATAAAGTTTTTAACGATAAGTTCAAAGGTTTTGAATACAACATCGGTGATAAAAAGTTTAGGTATAATGTAAAAGATGTTAACAAGACTAAAGAGTCTCAAAGCGACATTAATAATTTTGTCAAAAAGTTTTTGAATAAAAATAACGTAATGGAAGACGCTGCGGGATATCACAAAGGACTATATACTGCTATGAATCCTGATGCTATAGCAAAACATTTTTACGAGCAAGGTATGGCTGATGCTATGAAAAATAGTATTGAAAATGCTAAAAACGTAAATATGACAGCTAGACAATCTCATGGTGAGGTTGAGGCAGGTGGAATTAAAGTTAGAGTTTTAGGTGATAACACTGCTGATTTCAAGTTTAAAATTAAAAACAAAAATAAATAACAAATTTAAAATTACAAAATTATGGCAATTACAAATGGTCCTAGTTTGAATAGCGTACCTGCTGCTAAACCGCAAGCGTTATCATCAAACTACATTGATTTCAACCAAGATATGGGTTGGGCTCAACAATATTTACCAGACCTAATGGAAAAAGAAGCTGAAGTTTTCGGACCGAGAACTATTTCAGGTTTTTTATCACAAGTTGGGGCTGAAGAAGCGATGACTGCTGATCAAGTTATTTGGTCTGAGCAAGGTCGTTTACACTTATCTTACAAAGGTCATCTTAACTCACATTCTGGTGGTACTGCTGCTGGTGGTGAAATCGAAATTGAAAGTGATATTGATGATAATGATATAGGTTCTAATCACGGTGTTAGAGTTAATGACACTGTTATTATAGCAAACGCTCAAGGAGTTGTTAAATGTTTAGTTACAGCAACTGATACAACAGACGTAATAGATGTACAACCTTATGATTTTGCAAACTTAAGCGATGCTGGTTTAACAACTATTAATGGAACTAAAGACACAACTATATTAGTTTATGGTTCTGAATTTGGTAAAGGTGATAGTTACAACGCTGCTGATGGTTCTACTGATGCTACTGGAAGAGGAGCTAATGAGCCGGCTTTCAAAACTTTTAGTAACAAACCAATTATTTTAAAAGACTACTACGAAGTATCAGGTTCTGATACAGCTAGAGTTGGTTGGGTTGAAATTGCTTCTGAAGGTGGCCAATCAGGTTACATGTGGTACTTAAAAGCTGAAGCTGACACAAGAGCTAGATTTAATGATTACTTAGAAATGGCAATGTTAGAAGGTGAATTAAACTTAGCTGCGTCTGGAATTGATGGTACAGCTGTTATAAAAGGTTCAGCTTCTGGTGCTGGAAACGTAGGTACTGAAGGTTTATTTGCTGCTATTGAATCAAGAGGTAATATTACTTCTGGTGTTACTGGTGTTAACGCTGCTACTGATTTAGCTGAGTTTGATGCAATACTTACTGAGTTTGACAAGCAAGGTGCTATTGAAGAAAACATGTTATTCGTAAACAGAGCTACTAGTTTAGCTATCGATGATATGTTAGCTTCAATGAATTCTTACGGAGCTGGTGGTACTTCTTACGGAGTGTTTGATAACTCTGAAGATATGGCGCTTAATTTAGGTTTCTCTGGTTTTAGAAGAGGTTCTTATGACTTCTACAAGTCTGACTTTAGATACTTAAATGATCTAGCTACTAGAGGTGGTATTAATGCTGCTAACGCTGCTAATGCAATTAGAGGGGTAATTGTTCCTGCTGGAACTTCTACTGTTTATGACCAAATGCTTGGTAAAAACCTTAAACGTCCTTTCTTACATGTTAGATATAGAGCTTCACAAACTGATGACCGAAAAATGAAAACTTGGGTTACTGGTTCTGTTGGCGCTGCTACATCTGCTTTAGACGCGATGCAAATTCATATGCTTTCTGAAAGATGCTTAGTTACACAAGGTGCTAACAATTTCATGTTAATGAAATAAGCACAATTATTTTAAAAGAGGGTGGAGCTTAGTCTCCACTCCCTTTTATTTTTATTAATTTTATTATATATTATATTATGGCAAAAAAAGAAAAAACAATTATAGACAAAGCTAAAAACGCTTTTGGTCTAGAAACAGAAACAGTTGTAAAAACTGAAACGGTTGTTGAACAACCAATAGAAAGAGTTAAACCTAAAAATGAATGGGAAATAAAAGATAGAATATATCTTTTAAAAGGAGGTAAAAAACCTTTGTCTAGAAGTGTAAAGGCAACAAACATTTATTGGTTTGATGAAGAAAAAGGATATCAAAGAGAATTAAAATACTGTCAAAATCAACAAACTTGTTTTGTAGATGAAATGAAAGGCGATCAAAGATTAGAGCATATAATTTTTAGATCAGGAAGTTTATTTGTTCCTAAAGAGCAAACAGTTTTACAAAAATTATTATCTTTGTATCATCCGCATAGAGATAAAGTATTTCATGAGTTTAAGCCAAGTGTTATAGCTGAAGAAGAAATAGATGTTTTAAATATGCAAGTTGATGCATTGACAGCAGCTAGAAGCGTTGATATTGATTTAGCAGAAGCTATTATGCGTGTTGAAGTTGGTTCTAAGGTGTCAAATTTAAGTTCTAAAGAGCTTAGAAGAGATTTATTAGTATTTGCACGTAATAATCCTAAACTATTCTTAGAATTAGCAGATGATGAAAACGTAATGCTAAGAAACTTTGGTATTAAAGCTGTTGAGTCTGGTATATTAAGATTATCTCAAGATCAAAGATATTTTATGTGGGGTTCTAACGGTAGGAAAATAATGACAGTACCGTTTGATGAGCATCCATATACAGCTTTAGCTCATTGGTTTAAAACCGATGAAGGTATGGAAGTATATTCAAATATTGAAAAAAGATTAAATTAATCTAACTGTAGAGCGGTCGCCCTACGGGGCGATCGTAACTACAAATAAAAAAAATTATGGCTATAAGTATAGACACAGTACATCAAAGAGTTTTGGCGTTAGCCAATAAAGAACAAAGAGGGTATATCACGCCTCAAGAATTTAACTTATTAGCTAACAAAGCGCAATTACTTATATTTGAGCAATATTTTTACGATATTGAAAAAGCTTTAGCTAAAAGAAATAATATAGTTGAAAATGGTAATAGCACTGAATATAGTGATAGAATAGATATATTACACGAAAAAATATCTCCTTTTGAAAATTACAAAGTAACGTTTTCAAATTTAGTTGGTAATGAAGCTACTTTACCAACATCTCCAATAGTTCATAAACTAGGTACAGTTTTTTATAGTGGTAACTCTTATGACGTAGAAGTTGAAAGAGTTGAAAAAAACGATTTAGAGCATTTGTTAAGAACAGCTTTAGCCGCACCAACAGACACTAGACCAGTTTATGTTAGGAAAACAAACGATAAAGTACTTTTGTTTCCAGAATCACCAACAGTAGCATACGCTGTAGCAGGTGACAATCCTAATATATTTTGTAACTTTATATCAAAACCTACACAAGCAGTTTGGGGTTATGTAGTAGTTAATAATCAAGCTTTGTTTGACGCTTCAACTTCTACAGATTTTCAACTACACGCTTCAGAAGAAGGTGAATTAGTTTATAAGATATTAGAATTAGCTGGTATTGTATTAAACAAACCAGGTTTAGTTCAAGTGGCTACAAATGAAGAAACAGCTTTAATAACACAAAAACAATAATAAATGGGATTAATAACACAAACAGGCCAACAGTATTATCAGACAGCTTCGCCAACTCCTTTTGGTGATTATCAATTCACATCTTTAGAACATGTTATAAATCAGTTTATTATTGCTTACGTTGGTGAAGGTAAAATAATATCAAAAGCGAGAAGAACAGATGTTGCTTTTCATGCTCAAAGAGCTTTGCAAGAGCTTTCTTTTGATACTTTTAAGTGTGTAAAATCTCAAGAAATAGAACTGCCAGCTTCTTTACAAATGATATTACCACAAGATTATGTTAATTATGTTAGTTTAAGTTGGTCTGATAGTGCAGGTGTACAGCACGTCATATATCCTGCTTATAAAACTTCTAACCCAACAGACGTTGGTCAAGACGCTAATGGAGATTATACTTTTACAGCTGGTGCTTTAGACACTGACGACAGCTCTACAACTTGGGACTCTTATAGCTCTATTACTCCTTCAGAAAATATAGACGATTATGATGATGATTATTTTACAGGCGCTATTGGCAATAGATACGGTATTGATCCTCAATACGCACAAACAAACGGTTCTTTTTATATAGATCCAAACACTGGTAAAATTCATTTTAGCTCAAACTTATCAGGAAAAACAATAATATTAAAATACATAAGTGACAGTCTTGGTACTGATGCCGAAATGAAAGTGCATAAGTTTGCGGAAGAAGCTATGTATAAACATATAGCTTATGCTATACTGTCTACTAGAGCTGATGTTCAAGAATACATAATACAAAGATTTAAAAAAGAAAGATTTGCTGAAACTAGAAAAGCAAAATTAAGATTATCAAATATTAAATTAGAAGAAATAACTCAAATACTTAGAGGTAAATCTAAGTGGATAAAACACTAAAATAATATGCCAGAGTTTAAGCGTAATTTTACTAAAGGTCGAATGAACAAAGACCTTGACGAAAGAATAGTACCTAATGGTGAATATAGAGAAGCGTTAAACGTAGAGGTTGCAACATCTGAAAGCTCTAACGTTGGAACTATACAAACACTAAAAGGTAACACACTTTTACTTACTGATCAGTTAAATGATATTAAAAACTTAACAGCAAATAGCAAGTTGTTTTCTTCTGATGCTGTTTGTGTTGGTACTGTTTCTAATGAAGCAAAAGATAAGTTTTATTATTTCGTTACAGACCCGCATAGAAACTATGACGCTAGTTGGGATACTGGTAGTTCTTCTGGTTCTATTGCATATAACGATACTTATGTTCATGCTGAGCAAGATAGTTCTGGAGACGTTAATGTTAAACATAAAGTTTATTCTGATTATATAATAGAGTATAACGAAAGAACTAAAAGAGCTAAATACGTATTTGTTGAATTTACTAAAGTAATAAGTAAAATATCTAACGATAGTCATACAAAAGGAGATCATTTACAT